TCAGGTTTTTCCACAACCGCCGCATTTTCCCCCTGAATTTGCGTGGCGCGATCCGGGATGATCGTCCCCCATGGCGTACACCCAAACCGATCTCGACACCCTCGACGCGGCGATCAAAGGCTCGCGTCTCACCGTGCGTATTGCCGACCGGCTGACGACCTATCGCAGCATTGACGAGTTGATCAAGGCCCGGGCGCATGTCGCCGGCATCCTTGCCAGTCAATCGGCTCCGACCCGCTCTTATCCCCGTTTCCAGCAGGCTACCTTCGCCGATGAGTAGCCTTCTCGACCGCGCTATTGCTGCCATCTCCCCGGAAGCCGGGCTCCGTCGGGCGCAAGCGCGCCGGGTGCTGGCCTATTACGAAGCCGCCAAACCGGACAAGCTCAGGAAGCAGCGCAGGGAATCCGGCAGCGGCGACGCGGCGGTCGCGCGGGCGGGATCCAGTCTCCGGGAACAGGCCCGCCACCTCGAACAGAATCACGACCTGGCCAGGGGCGCGCTGCAAACGCTGGTCGCCAACATCGTCGGCCCGGTCGGCGTGGGCATCGAACCGCAGCCACGCAATGGCGCCGGGGAAATCGATGACGACCTGGCCACGCAGATCCTCAACCTGTGGCGCGATTGGTGCCAACGGCCCGAAGTCACCTGGTCACTGGATTTTGCCGGGCTGCAGCGTCAGGTCTGCCGCTCCTGGCTGCGTGACGGCGAATGCCTGGCGCAAATTATTGAGGGCATGACGCCCTATCTGGACCACGGCACCCGCGTGCCGCTGTCGCTGGAGGCGATCGAGTGCGATCACCTGCCCTGGGATTACAACGCCAGCTCGCCCAGCATCACCAACGGCGTCGAGCGTAACGGCTGGGGCAGGCCGACTGCTTATCACGTCTACAAGCAGCACCCCGGCGACATCGGGCTCGCCTCGCTGTTTCAATTTGCCACCGAAACCAAACGGGTTCCGGCTTCGCGCATGCTCCACGTCAAATTAGCCGACCGCATCCGTCAGGCGCGGGGCGTGTCGATCTTCGCCAGCGTGTTGGGCCGGATGGACGACATCAAGGATTACGAGGAATCCGAGCGCATCGCCGCGAAGGTTGCCGCCAGCATGGCCGCGTTCATCAGAAAAGGCAGCCCGGATTTCTACGCCACCGAAACCGACCTGGAGCCTCGCGACCTGCGTTTCAGGCCCGGCATGATTTTCGATGACCTGCTACCCGGCGAGGAAATCGGCCTGATCGATAGCAACCGGCCGAATCCGCAGCTTGAAACTTTCCGCTCTGGCCAGCTTCGCGCCGTCGCCTCCGGCATCGGCTGCACTTATTCCAGCCTGTCGAAAAATTACGACGGCACCTATTCCGCCCAGCGTCAGGAGCTGGTCGAGGGCTGGGGCCTGTACGGCGTCATGACCAGCGAATTCATCGCCCAGTTCGTGCGGCCCGTCTATCAGCGGTTCATCAGCACGGCACTGGCCGCCCGCCTCATTCGCCTCCCGGCTGGCATCGATCCCGACTCGCTGGACGACGCGCTCTATCTCGGCCCGCAGATGCCCTGGATTGATCCCCTCAAGGAAGCCTCGGCCTGGGAAAAGCTGGAGGCCAATGGCCATGCGTCCGGCCCGGAAATCATCCGCCGCCGCGGGCAATCGCCCATAGATGTGCTGGAGCAGGAATCCAGGTGGCGGCGATTGGCGGAAGAGAAGGGGGTCACTTTGAGCCTCGGGGGATCCACGGCTGTGCCTGCGCCTGCCGATGTACCCGAAACTACAAACCGGCGGGGGGCGGCATGAACATCTGCCATTTCGGCGACTGCCGCGACACCCTGCGCCGGCTATCGGCTGATGGTGTGAAGGCGCAAATGTGCGTGACCAGCCCGCCTTATTTCGGCCTGCGGGATTACGGTCACGAAGACCAGATCGGGCTAGAGCCAACGCCAGCAGACTATATCGCCGCCATGGTGGATGTTTTCCGCTGTGTGCGTGATGTTCTGGCCGACGATGGGGTTGCCTGGGTAAACCTGGGCGATTCATACGGCCCTGGCAAGCAACTCATTGGAATCCCCTGGCGCGTTGCTTTGGCCCTGCAGGCCGACGGCTGGATATTGCGCCAGGACATCATCTGGCACAAGCCGAACCCGATGCCGGAAAGCGTCACCGATCGATGCACCAAAGCGCATGAATATATCTTTCTGTTGAGCAAGTCCGAGCGGTATTTCTTCGACTCCGATTCAATCGAAGAGCCAGTTACTGGCAATTCATCAACAGGGGCCAAGATTCCCTCCACCTTGTCAGGTGGAAAAGGTGCCAACGGATTAACACAGACCGGCGGAAAAGAAAGCTCGACTCTAGGTCTTGGCTGGCATAAGTCAACACGGAATCGCCGCGATGTCTGGACCGTGCATGTGCGGCCATACGGGGGCGCCCACTTCGCCACCTTCCCGCCCGCGCTTATTGAGCCATGCATCTTGGCCGGCAGTCGCCCGGGTGACATTGTTTTAGACCCCTTCCTCGGTAGTGGCACGACCGCTGCTGTCGCGATTCAACACGGCCGCAACTGGATTGGCTGCGAACTCAATCCCGATTATGCGCGGCTCCAGAACCAGCGCATCAGCTCGGCCAGCCGACAGCCCGACCTGTTCATTCAACCGGCGCCGGTCATGGCCGCCGAACAACTGGCGTTTGCCGTATGACTACCGAACCCTTCGACTCCGCTCAGGGCAAGCCCTGGTATCGCATCAAGGCCGCCGCCGACACCGGCCCGGCTGAACTGGAAATCTTCGGCGACATCGGCGAGAGCTGGTATGCCGAGGAGTCGATTACCGCCAAATCGATCAGCAAGGATCTGAAGCCGCTGGCCGGGCGCGACCTCAACGTCCGCATTAACTCGTATGGCGGCTCGGTCGCTGATGGCCTGGCGATTTACAACACGCTCCGGCGCCATGCGCAAACCGCGAAAGTCACGACCTCGATTGAGGGCGTGGCCATGTCGATTGCGTCCTTGATTGCCATGGCCGGCGATGTCCGGGAGATGGCCGCGAACGCGCTTTATATGGTGCATGCGCCGTGGGGCGTCTCGATGGGCAATGCCAAGGACATGCGGCAAACCGCCGACATCCTCGACAAGTACGCCGACGCCATGGTTTCGGCCTACACCCGCTCGGCACTGACCCCCGACGAAATCAAGGCACTGCTGACCGACGGCGAGGATCACTTTTACAACGCCGAAGAAGCGGAAACCGCCGGCTTTGTCACCGCGATCCGGCAAGACCTGCCGATTGCCGCCAGCTACATCAAGAACCGTTTTACCCAGGCCACCGCGCCTGGCCAACCCATTCAGGCGTCCGCGCCTATTTCACCCCCGAAGGAGTCACCCATGACCACAGAAAACCAGCCGAAGGGCGCGGAAAACCCTGCACCCGTCAACGTAGCCTCGATCGAAGCCGCAGCCCAAGCCAAGGCGCTCGAAGCCATCAAGGCCAGGGCCGGCGAGATCCGCGCCATGTTCAAGCCGTTCATGTCGCGCGAAGGCATCAGCGCATTGCAGGATGAATGCCTGGACGACCCGTCCATGCCGCTCGATACCGTCTCGGCCAAGCTGTTGACCAAACTGGGCGAAGGCGCCGAGCCGATTGCCTCGAATCCGCGCATCGATGCGGGCGAGGATGCCTCGGACAAGTTCCGCAAGGGCGTGTCCGCCGCGCTGCAGCATCGCATGGGCCTGGGCCAGGACGACCGCTCCAATGAGTTCCGGGGCCGCAGCCTGACCGACATCGCCGCGCTGTCGCTGGAAATTCGCGGTCAGTCGACCAAGGGGCTGACCAAGTCGGAAATTGCCGGCAAGGTATTGGCCGCGCATTCGACCTCCGATTTCCCGCTGCTGCTGGCTGATTCCGCTAACAAGCAACTGCAGGCGGCTTATAGCGTGTTCCCGCGCATCTGGGAGCGACTGGCCAGCGTCGGCAGCGTCTCCGATTTCAAGACCATTTCCATCCTCAAGCTGGGCAGCTTCAGCTCGCTGGCCACCAAGCTCGAAGGCGCCGAATACACCGCCGGCAGCATGAGCGAAGAGCGCGAACAGCTTACCGCCAGCACCAAGGGCCGGTACATCCAGTGCACCCGGGAAATGCTGATCAATGACGACCTGTCGGCCTTCAGTCGCATGGCCGCCATGCTCGGCCAGGCCGCCGCGCGCACTGTCAATGCCGACGTGCTTGGCGTGATTACCGCCAACGGCAACACCGCTGACGGCTACGCGCTGTTCTCGACCGATCACGCCAACCTGACCGGCAGCGGCACCGCCATCAGCGTCGCCTCTCTGAGCCTGGGCCGCAAGATGATGCGGGTTCTCAAGGACCCGAGCGGCCTGGATTTCCTCAACATCCAGCCGCGCTATCTGCTCTGCCCGGTTGGCAAAGAGGATCTGGCGCGCGAAGTCATTCAGTCGGCTTACAACACCGACAGCACCGGCTCACTGAAGCGCAACCCGATCCAAGACTGGGGCGCTCTGGAAGTCCTGTCCGATCCGCTGCTGGATGCCAACAGCACGACCGCCTGGTATCTGATCGCCGATCCG